ATGTTCGGCTGCTGCTTAAAATACTTGAGATCAGGGTAGATGATACAAACGCAAGCTATTAAGAGCTAAGCCGCCTATTTGAAGACGAGGAGATTAAGTAATGAACATACAAGAAGCGTTTAATAAGCACGTTGCAACCATACCCAAGCTAGATGCGGGAATGTTCCTGAGAGGCGAGAAGGACTGCCTTGATGGTGTAGCGCATGAAGATGGAAAAGGCAACGATTACGATAGGGGCTATGCTGCCCGATATGAAATGGAACAATTACTAGGGGAAATACGATGAATTCAAGCAGTGAAATTAACGATTTAGCTTCTGCACTATGCAAAGCTCAGGCACAAATGGGGGGAGCGGTCAAAGATTCGGCTAATCCTTTCTTTAAATCCAACTATGCCGACCTTACCTCGATCATTAAGGCTATTAAGCAGCCTTTTTCGGACAATGGGCTAAGTTATACCCAGTTTCCGATCAACGATGAATCATGTGTAGGGGTTGTTACCATGCTTATGCACACTTCTGGTCAGTGGTTACAGCAAGAATACGTTTTACCGATGACTAAGCGTGACCCTCAAGCTGCTGGCTCCGCTATTACCTATGCAAGACGCTATGCTTTACAGTCAATGGCAGGAATTCCTACCGCAGATGACGATGCAGAAGCTGCAATGATGCGTGGTGAGGACATTACTCGCAAGATTACGTCAGAGCAATCAGAGGCAATTAAAGAACTACTGGAAGTGACTGAAAGTGACGTTGAAAAGTTCTGCAAGGTATTTAAATGCTCTACTGTTGACCAGATGCAAGTGCAGCATTATGAGCGCGCAATGTCAGCTTTGCGAAGTAAGATCAAGTGATTATTCTAGACATGGAACAGGGAAGTGATGAGTGGTTGGCTGCACGGTTGGGCCGACCATCAGCAAGCATGTTCTCTAAACTTATTACGACTAAGGGCAAGCCATCTACTCAGGCCGGTGGATACATTAACAAACTGGCAGGAGAGCGCCTTTCTGGCGAGTCTGAAGCGTTTTACACTAATGAGCATATGATTAGAGGCACTGAGCTTGAACCTGAAGCCAGAGAAGCCTACGAGTTTATTTCTGGTAACGATGTTCTTGAGGTTGGGTTTGTCGTAGACCCCAGCTTTGAGTATGGCTGCTCTCCAGATGGTCTGATTGGGACTGATGGCGGGATAGAGATTAAATGCCCAGCAGCTACTACGATGATGAAGTATTACCAAGACAGTGAAGAGTTAGTTAAAGCTTACTACCAGCAGATACAGGGCTGTATGTGGGTTACTAAGAGGGACTGGTGGGATGCATTTGCCTATCACCCTAAGATGAAGCATGTCCTTGTGCGGGTTCCGCGTGACGATGCGTTTATAGCAAAGTTGGCAGTTGAAGTTGAAGCCGCCGTAATTGAAATTAAAAACCAAGTGGAGCAATACAAATGAAATTAGGTATCGGAATTAATATTGACCTGTTAAAGATGGATAAGTCACGACTGCGCGAGTGGATTAACCCAAATACTCAAGAGCGAAAGCTGTTTCTTGACTTGACTACTTTTATCGACACCGCAGTAGAAGATAAATATGGCAAGCATGGCTTTATTGCACAAGAGTTAAGTAAGGAAGAGCGAGATGCGGGTGCAGAAAAAACCCCAATACTAGGCAACTGCAAGGTTTTCTATACTGATGGTGGTCAGGCTCAGTATCAACAGCCTGCTCAGTTATCTCAGGCTCCTCAAGCTCCGTCTAATGCTGGGTTTGATGTAGACGACGACCTGCCATTTTGATCTAAAAACCCCCCTTTTCAGGGGGGAAACTAGGAGAGTGCAAAGCAGGGGAATACCTTGCTCCATTAGATTACCATAGGACAGGAAAATGACAAAACCAAATCTAGGCAGATGCCTAAAAATAGCTCAAGTAAAGTATGACATTAACACCGCTAGACTGGCTGAAAAGCTTATGACATCCCCGCAGGTAGCGTCCAGACTGCGAATGATGCCCGATATGAAGTATTACACGCTGTTAAGGCTGTGTGAGATTTTCAAGATTGAACCAAGCGAGTTTATTAAGCTAGAAACTAGAGACAGTTAAAAGAAAACCCCCTTTTACGGGGGCTTTACATTGCTCACTGATGGAGCGTATACTTCTTGTGCGAAGAAGAAGAAAGGTCAGTATAGCTACAGACTCCCGTAGCGTCCACACCAACTCCTTTCTTTGCATGCAAAACATTGTTTCGGCTTTAGGCTGGCGGTTCCTTAAATTAAACGTCAGATTCGCGGTTGACCCTCCGCACAGAGCCTCACAGTTAAATCGGTTTTTAGCTGTGAATAGTCTGGATACACGATAGAGACAATTGTTTAACCGCAAAGCTGCCTTGGCCCTTTGATCTTAAATTTACTTGCTTTTGCTTGTAAAAGGGTTAAATCATCCTGAATAAATATATATTGAAATGTATATCTTTTGAAACAATATATGTAAAAGCATATTTAATGAAACATAAAGCGAGGCTTTGCCGAGCATAGGAGATTGCAATGACACAAGAAGAAAGAGTTATTGATTACTTATCAAAGAACTTAACGATCAACAGCATTCAAGCTTTAAACGAGCTTGGGATATTCAGGCTGGCCTCTAGGGTTAGTAACCTAAAGAAGCAAGGGCATAACATAACTAGCCGTATGATTCCCGTGACTAACCGATACGGTGAGAAATGTCATGTTTCTGAATACAGTCTTAGTAAGGTGGCTGTATGAAGCTTAAATCAGGAGAGGATTGGCACCCAACCGAAGAGATGATTGATGGCTGGAAGTCAGCTTACAAAAAGGTTGATGTCGAGCAAGAGCTAAAGAAGATGTCAGTATGGTGCGAGGCTAACCCAGCAAAGAGAAAAACCAAGACCGGAGCAAATACATTTTGCAATAAATGGCTGTCAGTAGCGGAAAGTCAGGGCGGTAACTCAGGCGATGTCAGTAAATACAGGTCACAAGATAACCAGAAAAGACAGCCAGCATCCGACAGTATAAAAGCTAGGACTATAGAGATGGATATTGTTGACGTTGCTTGGATAACTTGCCCTCAAGAAAAGCAAGCTCAGAGAGAATATTATATGACTAAACGTGGATTTTATTTTGAGGGGGAATTTAAGAATGCCTGAATCAGATTACCGAACTAGAAGAGCAGGAAAACCGCCTATACAGTATGTTTTTACAGGCAATCACGAAAGGCTTGTAACCGGAGCAAATTACACCATCCCTGAAATGGCTATTATTGTTGGCATAAATGACAAGACTATGCATAGCAGAATGCGCGGAAAATGCGAGTTTACCAATAAAGAAGTAAGGCCAAAGAATTCTGAAGGGCCAAACTTTAAAAGGTTGGGATTGTATGACCGTCTTGAGACAAAAGACATGAAGCTTTCGGATAAGTGGATGAGGATAAAGCTATGAGCCAAGGCGATTACGTTAAGTTTGATAACAGAAAAGAGGCTGAAAAGTATATGCCTTTACTGTTAAAGAGATTTGATGGCTGGGATTATTCAGTACCGCTGGTCTTGAGGCTTGAGCGGTACGATGACCCTAAAACTAACAAGCAAAGCAGGCTATTCCATAAATGGTGTGAGGAATTGTCTAAGGCTTTTATTGGCAAAGTCCCCGATGCCACTAAAGACGGAATGAAGCTTATGATGAAAAAAATGTTCTTAGGAACTCAAACCGTTAAAGTTGGGCAATACATTTACGCTGATCAAATAATGCCGCTGCCAGCTAACAAAGGCGAAATGTGCTATTTTATGGATCAGGTTTATGCTTGGGCAGTAGAAAAAAAAGTATTATTATCGTTGCCCCAGTACAATGAGTACACTTTACTAAAGCAAAAACAGGAAAAATAACAATGGCTAATATAAATCCGGCGATATTATTAGAGTTTGCTACAAGTGACGCACAAAGAGAAACGTGTAAGGCAGTTATGGTTCACGGCTCTAACACTAAGGCAGCAACTGCTTTAGGTAAAGGACGTAGAGGCGTAGATAAAATAATGAAGCGACTAGAAGAGCGGGCTGCAAGTAAAGCAGTAGCTCCTCACAAAAGCGTTAACCGTGAAACAATGGCTGGTTTTGAAGCTAAAAGAGTTTCAACTGCTTACAAAGAAGACGGAACTGTAGCTCTTCAGTGGGTTATTCAAGAGCCAGCCAAGCGCGATATGAAGGCAAAACTTGAACATATGATAGATGGTATCAAGGATGACCTAAACGGCTTTAAAGCTGCTGTAAAGGCTCCTAAAAAGGTCAACTCAGACTATCTTGCCATGTATATGATAGGTGACCACCACTTTGGCATGCTTGCGGACAGTGAAACCAAAATGGACAACGATGATTGGGACATTAAGATAGCCACTAGCATATTACTGGAGTCCACTAATCGGCTTGCCAAGCGTGTAGGGGATGCAGAAGTTGGAGTGCTGCTAAACGTGGGTGACTTTTTCCATGCAGACAATAGCTTTAACACTACGACCAAAGGCACTCCGGTTGATGTTGATACTCGCATAGGAAAGACCTTTAGGCTCGCTGGCAGACTGTTTCAGACCCTTATCAACAAGATGCTTGAGACTCACAAAGATGTAGTGGTTATCAATGTGCGCGGCAACCATGATTCAGATATGGCCTGCCACCTTTCAAGCTGCATTGAGCTACTGTACGCCAAAGAAAAGCGCGTTAATGTCCTGCCCAATTACTCCAAGTTCATTCATTACCAGTGGCATAATAACCTGTTTGTCTTTCACCACGGCGACAGAATGAAGCACGAACAAATCTTACAGGCAGTGATTAAGAACCTCGATGACGAGTGGAGCCAGTCTAAAAACAGATATTGTCACCTTGGCCATATTCATCACCATACGGCCAGAGAAGTTGGCTCTATGCATTTTGAGCACTGGGGTAGCCTTACTAGCACCGATCAGTGGCACTCAGACTCAGGTTACGGAGCGGAGCGATCAATGACAGCGGTTGTTTACCACAAAGATACGGGCGAAGATTCCCGCGTAAAGATAAAGGTGGGCTAATGGGTGATGTTATTAACTTTCCGCCAAAAACTATGCAAATGCACCGCAAGTTTTGCGATGATTGCGCGAGTGTTCTTGAATATTGGATTGGGGATGACGATATGGCTTATGGTATATGTACTGGCTGTATGGATCTTATTCCTTCAACGATTGAATTTAACGAAGAATTAATAGGAGAAGAATAATGGTTGATCCAGATGTTAGCGATTGGGAAAGATTGAGAAAAGAAATACCGGCAGTAGAGGTTGCATCCATAGATAATCAAATGAAAGTTTATCTTGAAATGGCAGAAGCCGAAAAAGAAGACGATCTTGACGGATACGATGAAACCGGCTATGCGCTTAAAGTTTCTAGAGAAGATTGGGATACAGTAAACAATCCTGACCACTACAACACTGGCGCAGTAGAATGTATTGACGCAATAGAAGCATCTATGTCCTGTGAGGGTTTTAAATCTTACTGTAAGGGTAACGTGCAAAAGTATCTTTGGCGCTATGAGATGAAGGGCAAGCCAGTAGAGGATCTTCAGAAAGCGCAATGGTACTTGGCAAAGCTGTTAAATGTCGTGATATTTGAAGAAGAAGATGAGTAATGAGTAGCGGAAGAACGCACGGGGGCAAAGGTTCAAAAACTCGCCCTACAGACGCAAAAAAATATGCAGATAGCTATGATGCTATCTTTGGCAAAAAGAAAGAAAAAGCTTCTATTGCTTTTGATTCTTTACTTAAAGCACCAGATCAAATTTTGGAGAAAGACAATGACAGCAAAAGCTAAAAAGAACAAATACAAGCCAAAGCCAAAAGGTAAGCCTAATGGCAAGTAAGAAAAAGCTTACTGTAGCGCAAGAAGTAGATAAGGCTGCAAAGCTACTTCAAAGGCTCGTCAGGTTAAAAGCATCAGACGACAATGGTTATTGCC